CCCGCGCAGGTCGGCCCCGTACAGGTTGGCCCAGGACAGGTTGGCCCCGCGCAGGTCGGCCTCGCGCAGGTCGGCCCAGGACAGGTTGGCCCCGTACAGGTTGGCCCCGCGCAGGTTGGCGTGCCGCAGGTTGGCCCCGCGCAGGTCGGCCCCGTACAGGTTGGCCCAGGACAGGTTGGCCCCGCGCAGGTCGGCCTCGCGCAGGTCGGCCCAGGACAGGTTGGCCCCGTACAGGTTGGCCCCGCGCAGGTTGGCGTGCCGCAGGTTGGCCCCGCGCAGGTCGGCCCCGTACAGGTTGGCCCAGGACAGGTTGGCCCCGCGCAGGTCGGCCTCGCGCAGGTCGGCCCTGTACAGGCTGACATCTAGTGCCTCGCGCAGCGCGTTCGCGGTCAGCGTCTCGCCGGGGTGGGCGGTGCGCCACCGGCGGACAGCCTCGGCGCTCATCGGGTCACCAGCCACGTCATCAGCACCGCGAGCGCCACCAGGCACCCGACGGCGAGCAGCAGGGTCGCCCAGTCGGATTCTTGTGGGGGCCTCATGCGGGGTCACCGTCCTCGGGGAACGCGTTGGCGGGGGTGGGCTCGGGGTTGAGTACTTCGCCGACCGCCACGGGCTCGGCGTCAGCGACCTCGGCGCGGATGTGGTCGTGGTTGGTGACCACAGAGACTGAGGCGGAGGGGTCGATGTTCGTCCTAACCCCGTTGTCGACCTCGACGGCGTGGGCAAACTCGGTGCTCTTGGGCATCCACTTCGCGAGCCGCAGCAGGCAGGTCTTGCGGGCCATTGCTTCGTAATCGCTATTCCAGGGTCCAACGATGTTTCCGGCCTTGTTGGTGGGTGCGTACCTCTTGCGCCACGCCTGCATTTCGGGCTCGGTCATCACCCAGAAGTTCGCGCCTCCGTCGCGGAAGTAGACGACGGCGTAGTGGGCGATGGGGTCGCCGGGTTCGGTGAGGTTGGGTCGGTGGATTAGGTTCTCGTGCAGCCCAAACTCCACGTCGAAGGTGTCGTTGGCGTAGACGGTCCGGGCGATAATGGACGAGACGTTGCCGGATCGGTAGGCCAGCTCTGTCAAGCCCTGGTAGCCGACGATGAGTTGGGCTTCATAGATGCGCTTGCGGGCATTCCAGTAGGGCAGCACCCATGCGTGTCCGAGGACTCCAGGACGCAGGCCGAGCTGGGCACACGTCATCAAGGCTCCGAGTACGGATGCGGGCTCGGCCTCGCTGAGGTGTGGTGTCTGCCGGATGGCAGTCAGGGCGTCGCGGACGAGTTGCGCGGCTTCGGCTCCCTTGGGCATGGCGAGCGCGAACTGAGACTCCATCTGGCGCACTTGGTCGCCGATGGTGGGGCGCGAGGGGGTGCGGTCGGTGGGTGCGGCCAGGTCGGTGGTGGTCATGCTGCGTCTCCTTCGGTGGGGGCGTTGTCGCGGTACCAGTGCGGCACCTCTAGGGCTTTGATTTCGTGGTCGGTGTATCCGGGCCAGTTGTCGGCTGCGAGGCACTCGGCGTAGCGGCGGATGGCGGCTTGGTTGTAGGCGTGCCCAGCGGCGAGGTCGTTCGGCATGGCTTGGTAGACGGCGACCGCGTACGGCGGTTCCTTCTCTTGCACGATGAACATGAACAGCGCTTCAGGGTCGCCTCCGAGTGCGGCGTAGTCGGCGAGGTACCAGGCGGCTTGGCCGGGGTAGTCGTACGACGCGGCGGCTTTCCCGAAACCCCGAGGGCTTGCGTCGGCGGCTGATTTGTAGTCCACGACGATGGGCCGGATCGGTGAGCCGATGTCAGGGAGGAAGTCGGCTCGCGAGCGTCGCCAGATACCAACCTCGGGGTCGATGCGGAACATTGACATTTCAGGAGTGCCGGGGCGCTCTAGGAGCTTGCGGGCGATGTCATGAGCTAAGACAGCCTCGGCCATCTGGTCGGCCTTGGCTGCGGCTGCGGCGCTGAGGGGTGTCTTGCCTTCGGCGAGGGCGGCGGCCTTGGTTGCTCGCGCTTCAGTGGTGCGCAGGCTGTCGCCATAGATCACGACGTCTGCACCAGTGCCGAGCACCTTGGCGTGAACGGCTCGACCGAACAACAGTGTGTCGGACTCTTGTTGTCCGTGGTCTGTGCGGTGCCGGAAGTGTTGCGGAGTCTGGCCGAAGATGACCTTGGCTCCGGAGTGAGACAGAGACCCATCGGGCACGGGGTCGGCGTGATATTCCTCGTCGGACATCGTGTAGATGCCGGGCTCAGTGATGGTCACAGTTCCCCCTTCCATCCAGCCGTCGCCAGTTCGGTGTTCCAGTCCTCGGCGTACTCGGCCATGCACTCGCGGCAGCGGTTGCATGTCACGCAGGTGGGTGCCTCGGCGTGCTGACAGTCGGATTCCTCGATGCCGTCGCCGCAGTGGTCGCAGTGGTCGCAGGTGGTCACCACGCGTCCCCGTACTCGCGGTCGGCTGCCATGTCGGCGTCCCATGCGTCGAAGTCGCGCTCTTGGTGTTCCTCTTCGGCACGCTCTCGATAGCGTTGTCTCGCCGCGTAGTAGGAGCCGCTGCGCTTGTCCTCGGCGTCCTCTTCAGCGCGACGCTCGCCCACCTCGTCGTAGTCGAGCCCCCATCGCTTGATTTCTTGGTCTGTCCAGCGGCTCATCGGGCTGCCTCAATCGCTTGGCGCATCGCCTCGGGGCCGCCCTTGTCGAGCGCTTCGGCCCAGCAGGCGAGTTTGAAGCTGTGGACCAGGTCGGCGTAGGGGAGGCCGGGGATGTGCGCAGCCCGAATGGCTTGCAGGGTGGCGTCGAAGGTGTTCATTGTTCGCCTCCGAAGTCGGCGCGGCCCTGGTTGACGGCGCGGGTGAGTTGGGTCCATGCGTGGTCACGGACCTCGGGAGATCCGGGCACACGCGGGGGCGTGCGGAGCGCGACGAGGACGACGGTGCGCTGCTCGGCGCGGTGGGCTAGCCAGCCGGTGATGGCGAGGCCGACGAAGCCGCCGAAGATGGCGGTGACGAGAATGGCGGTGGCGCTCATGCCGGGACTGCCATCTGCTCGGCGGTCTTGGCGGCGTAAAACTCGGTGCCGTCGACGGTGACCGAGACGCGGTCGCCTCCGCACTCCATCGGGAGTCCGTTGGCTGCGGCGATGGACTCGATTACGTCCTGGTCGCCAAGGTTGATGCGGGTCATGCGATACTCCTTGCTGTCTCGTGCCCCCGGATCGGTTGCAGCCGCCGGGGGCTTCTTCTTTTGGGGATCAGGTGCGGACTTCGAGGCGGCGGTACGCCTCGACTGGCCAGCCGTAGAGGTCAGCGGCTGCTGCGACGGGGTCCGTGTGGGCCGCAGGGACAGGGAGTCCGAAGCGGCGACGGGTGCCGTCTCGCTCGACGGTGCCGTTGGTGCAGAGCAGGATGCGGGCGGGCTCGGGGTAGAGGTCGGCGAGGTCGGCGCCCAAGTCATAGAGCTCCAGCCTTTGGCCAGGATTCCCAGGATCATCGGCCTCGTCGGCAAGGGTCAGGCGGTCAGTGACTGCATCCCATCCGTGTCGCTCGATGCCGCAGCGGCGCACCTCTGCATTGCGCTCGGCTAGGACTCGGCTCAGGTCCCAGGTCCAGAAGTCCTCGGGCACGGCAGTGCCGTGCCACCAATGCTGCGCGTAGCCGTCGGCCCAAGTGAGCGCGGGGCCAGCATCGGCATGCAGGCGTCCTTGTGGGTCGCGACGGATGGCAGTGGGTCGCTCGGTGAGGATCGCGACGCGTTCGTGAGGCCACCACCAGCCGCCAACTTCGGTGATCGAGTCAGCTAGCGCGTCGACGCGGGCCGAGTCGATGCCGGAGATCTGAGCAGCGCAGAAGTGCAGACAGATCCAATAGGCGTCGCATTGAGCGTCAAGGCGGTCCCAGAGCTGGTCCCGGAGCTGGCCCCCGAGCTGGCCCCGGAGCTGGCCCCAGAGCTGGTCCCCGAGCTGGCCTCGGAGCTGGCCCCCGAGCTGGCCCCGGAGCTGGTCCCCGAGCTGGTCCCAGAGCTGGTCCCCGAGCTGGCCCCGGAGCTGGCCCCCGAGCTGGCCCCAGAGCTGGCCTCGGAGCTGGCCCCGGAGCTGGCCCCAGAGCTGGTCCCCGAGCTGGTCCCCGAGCTGGTCCCAGAGCTGGTCCCCGAGCTGGCCTCGGAGCTGGCCTCGGAGCTGGCCCCAGAGCTGGCCCCCGAGCTGGCCCCGGAGCACGGCGCGTGCGACCACACCACTCGCCGGAGAGTCCGCCCAGATAAAACTCTCAGGCGGAGTCAGCCCTGCCGCGACATAGGCTCGCGCCACAGCGGCCTCGGCGACTGGGCGGTCGGCGCGGCGAGTCGAGAGGCCCTCAGTCATCCACCGGTCGCGCTGAGCGGCGATCAGCGCGAGATGCTCATCGGTCAGGGTGCCGTCGTAGCCCATCAGTCGGCCACCATCCGCCACTCGCCCGCGAACTCGCGCTGCCGACCAATGCGGTAGGTGCCCGGCGTGATCGACAGGTAGCCGTGCTCGGGGTGGGAGAGCAGTGCTGAGGCACCCTCGGTGACCGTGAGGACGCCGAGGGTGAGGCCATCCTCGGTCGCGTCGTAGTAGCACTCGCCGTCTGCGTGGAGGGCGTGGGTGTTGCCGCCATTTTCGCCGCGCACGACGGGCAGGTGCTTGCCGAGTGGGGTGGTCGCGGCCTTGGTGGTGACGCGGAGGATGGATACGTCGCCCTGCATGGCAGCACGGGTGACGGTGGGGATGGATGCCTGCCGGTCGAGGTGGTCGAGCACGTCGGTGCCGGTGCGGGTGATGGCGTCAGCGAGGGTGAGCATTGGTGTCTCCTTTTGTGGGGTTCAGGTGCGGACTTCGAGGCGGCGGTACGCCTCGACTGGCCAGCCGTAGAGGTCAGCGGCTGCTGCGACGGGGTCCGTGTGGGCCGCAGGGACAGGGAGTCCGAAGCGGCGACGGGTGCCGTCTCGCTCGACGGTGCCGTTGGTGCAGAGCAGGATGCGGGCGGGCTCGGGGTAGAGGTCGGCGAGGTCGGCGCCCAAGTCATAGAGCTCCAGCCTTTGGCCAGGATTCCCAGGATCATCGGCCTCGTCGGCAAGGGTCAGGCGGTCAGTGACTGCATCCCATCCGTGTCGCTCGATGCCGCAGCGGCGCACCTCTGCATTGCGCTCGGCTAGGACTCGGCTCAGGTCCCAGGTCCAGAAGTCCTCGGGCACGGCAGTGCCGTGCCACCAATGCTGCGCGTAGCCGTCGGCCCAAGTGAGCGCGGGGCCAGCATCGGCATGCAGGCGTCCTTGTGGGTCGCGACGGATGGCAGTGGGTCGCTCGGTGAGGATCGCGACGCGTTCGTGAGGCCACCACCAGCCGCCAACTTCGGTGATCGAGTCAGCTAGCGCGTCGACGCGGGCCGAGTCGATGCCGGAGATCTGAGCAGCGCAGAAGTGCAGACAGATCCAATAGGCGTCGCATTGAGCGTCAAGGCGGTCCCAGAGCTGGTCCCGGAGCTGGCCCCCGAGCTGGCCCCGGAGCTGGCCCCAGAGCTGGTCCCCGAGCTGGCCTCGGAGCTGGCCCCCGAGCTGGCCCCGGAGCTGGTCCCCGAGCTGGTCCCAGAGCTGGTCCCCGAGCTGGCCCCGGAGCTGGCCCCCGAGCTGGCCCCAGAGCTGGCCTCGGAGCTGGCCCCGGAGCTGGCCCCAGAGCTGGTCCCCGAGCTGGTCCCCGAGCTGGTCCCAGAGCTGGTCCCCGAGCTGGCCTCGGAGCTGGCCTCGGAGCTGGCCCCAGAGCTGGCCCCCGAGCTGGCCCCGGAGCACGGCGCGTGCGACCACACCACTCGCCGGAGAGTCCGCCCAGATAAAACTCTCAGGCGGAGTCAGCCCTGCCGCGACATAGGCTCGCGCCACAGCGGCCTCGGCGACTGGGCGGTCGGCGCGGCGAGTCGAGAGGCCCTCAGTCATCCACCGGTCGCGCTGAGCGGCGATCAGCGCGAGATGCTCATCGGTCAGGGTGCCGTCGTAGCCCATCAGTCGGCCACCATCCGCCACTCGCCCGCGAACTCGCGCTGCCGACCAATGCGGTAGGTGCCCGGCGTGATCGACAGGTAGCCGTGCTCGGGGTGGGAGAGCAGTGCTGAGGCACCCTCGGTGACCGTGAGGACGCCGAGGGTGAGGCCATCCTCGGTCGCGTCGTAGTAGCACTCGCCGTCTGCGTGGAGGGCGTGGGTGTTGCCGCCATTTTCGCCGCGCACGACGGGCAGGTGCTTGCCGAGTGGGGTGGTCGCGGCCTTGGTGGTGACGCGGAGGATGGATACGTCGCCCTGCATGGCAGCACGGGTGACGGTGGGGATGGATGCCTGCCGGTCGAGGTGGTCGAGCACGTCGGTGCCGGTGCGGGTGATGGCGTCAGCGAGGGTGAGCATTGGTGTCTCCTTTTGTGGGGTTCAGGCAGTGAGCGCGAGGGCTCGGCAGTCCTCGCAGCAGGGGATGGGTGCGCCCGCTTTGAGCAGCCACCCGCCGTGGGTGTCCTGGCCGCAGTGGTGGCAGCGCCAGGGGGTGACCGCAGGCCGAGCAGCGTCGGGGGCCGTGTCGGCCTGCGGGGTCTGGGGGGTCATGCGGCCACCCGCTCACGGAGAGCGCGAATCTCGATGAAGTCGGCCCACTCGGGGTGGCGTTCGATCAGGTCACGAGCCGCGCGACTGGTGAAGTCGTTATTGGCTCGAAAAGCGCTGCCCACCGTGTTGGCGTCGTAGGAGTAGCGCAGGACTTCCCAGAGCTGTTTGACACCGATGCGGCGGTGTCCCTTGGCGATGAGGTTCGCGGCCAGGTTCTCCACGAACGGGAGCACCCACGGATTCGCGGCCTTCCACAGTGCCCAGCGCTCATCAATGGTGAGCTTCGGTGCGTAGTCGGGGGTGACTAGCTCGGTGAACTCGAAGGCGTATTGGTCGCTCATGCTGCACCGGCGGTCATGCCGCCACCTCGGTCTTGACTCGCTCAACCTCGTCGGGAGTGAAGAACATTGCTCCCCGGATTCCGGGGGCCTTCATTGCTGGGGCGATGCGCCCGAGTTGCACCCAGCGGCTTAGTGTCGAGCGGTCAATGCTCAGCGCTTCGCAGGCGTCTGCACTCGTGAGGAGTGGTTCGGTCTGGTGTGTCATACGCACACACTAGCCAATGCGTAACGTTGTGTCAATACGTTGCGGCGTGTCGAAATAACACACGCAAAGTTTTCTTAGGCGGCGCTCGCTGCCCTCACTGCATCCCGAACGGCGTCGCGGGGGAGGCGGATGTAGCGCTGGGTTGTCTCGGGTCGGGATCCGGTCCACCAAGTTCTCCGCAAGGTCTGCGTATGTGTGCATCTGACTCATACACCAATGATGCACAAGGTTGTGCGATTTGGCAAGGTTGTGCGCGACACACACGGCATATCCCAAACGGGCGATAGGTGTACGGGCATCCTTTAGGTAAGGCGTACACCAATGTTCGCCGTGAGGGGATGCCGTACATGATTCACACAGAAACTCAGACACCAATCCGTGCCGTTGGCTACATCCGGGTAAGCACCGACGGACAGGGCGAGCGCGGGTACGGACTTGATGCACAGACCGAGATGATTCATGCCGAAGCGGCGCGGCGCGGCTGGACCGTTGAGCACATCTATGTTGACGTAGCTTCGGGGCGCTCGACTCGCAAGCGGCCTCAGTACCGGGAGATGCTGCGAGCACTCGGTGCAGGTCAGGCGGAGGTGTTGATCGTGGCCAAGCTCGACCGACTCTCACGCTCGCTCGTTGATTTCGCCCAAGTGATGGCTACGGCGCAGAAGGAGAAGTGGAGTATCAACGCGCTGGACATCGGGATTGACACAAGCTCAATCAACGGCGAGTTGATCGCGCACATCATCATGGCGCTGGCTCAATGGGAGCGCCGGATCATTGGGGAGCGCACCACTACGGCACTCTCTCAGGTGCGCTCTCGTGGAACCAAGCTAGGCAGGCCGAGTAACGTCGAGAACGACACCCTGCGATTGATTCGCATTTTGCGGGAGTCGGGCAAGTCCTGGCAGGCCGTGGCCAACGCGCTGGCAGGTGAGGGGGTGCCGACCGCGCAGGGCGGACAGTGGCGAGCAAGCACCGTCAGGAAGCTCTACCTACGCGGCTAGCCCCCATCGCTGCCCAGCAATCCCCAGCACGGTGCACTCGCGGTCGGTCATGGGCCAAGTGTTGCGGGCTGCACCGACAGAAAAGGGAAAGATCCCGATAAAGATCCCGATGCGGCCTGGGAGTCGACGCTGGGGGCGCGCCGACTGATAAATAATTACTACTAGGGAGGGCTTGACAGGTACCGGATTCCGGTACTAATCTGTAGTCAAGAGGTCAGGGAGAGAGATTCCAGACCGAGACCCCGAAGGGGAAACGACACATGAACGCCACCACGATCATCCCGCAGATCATCACCCACGCCCGCGACTTGCGGCAGTGCGCGACCAGCCCGCAGCGCCAGTGGAACATCCACGGCACCGCCCACTGGGCCGAGCAAGCGCGAGTCCAGGCTCGCATCGCTGACTTGGTGGACCGACTCTTGGACGAGGTCTCCCCAGACGGAGAGACCCGGAAGCTCATCGAGGTCGCCGTCTACGGTCACGTGCTGGCTCGCTACGAAGGCGACGCGGTCGCGTTCGACCAGCGCATCGCCGCCATGAGGAAGCTCCGCGAGCGGGGCATCGACCTGACTGACGCTTTCGATGCCCCGCTCGCGGAGGGCTACTACGACCTCGTCGTGTGCGGAGTGCACTCTGACGACGCGCTTGCTCAGATTGGAGCCTGAAAATGGAGACACACTTCACCACTCACGCCGAGAGCCGCACCGACGCGGTCCAGATCCTCATCACTACGACTGCCGGTGCGGATCACCTTCCCGCCGACACTCTCACTGCTGCGGAGCTACGGATAGCACGCGAAGATCTGGGGCTGACGGTGGATTGGGTGGCCGGGTGGCTTGGGGTCACTGAGCGGCTCGTCCGTAAGTGGGAGGCCGGGACGGTGGTGATTCCTGCGCGTCGGGCCGAGCAGATCGGCAGGCTGACCGATGAGGCTGACCGGGTGATCGCCGACCTGGTGGAGCGGCTGCGGGATTTGCCTGATCCAGTGCTGACCATCCCGCGTGAGGGTGTCGTGGATGGGTGGCCGGCGTCGTGGTGGCGGGCGATTGCCGCGCGGGTCATCGAGGACGTGGACGGGCTGCGGGTGACCTTTCAGGAGGACGCGCGCTACCCTGACAACGCATCACCTTCCCCGCCAGCGCGGGGCGCCGCCGCCGGGTCGGGTATCGAGATGATCTTGAGCGAACCAGCGGCTCGCTGGGCCGACCTGTTTGGGGCTGCGCCGAACTACACGGGTGGCGTGCCTGTGGACGAGTGGTTGGAGGCGCACCGTGGGGAGGGTATGGACCGCGCGAACGTTCACCGGGTTGTGAACTACTAGACGGGGTGACCCGTATAGCGCAGCCACTCGTGCCTTCCTCGGCGTCTGGTGCGTTTCCCCGCCCACGCGGGGATGACCCGTGTAGCGCAGCCACTTGCGTCTTTCTAGATGTCTGTGTGGTTTCCCCGCCGACGCGGGGGTTAGGGCCCGCGGCTCGGACGACTCCACGGCGAACGCGGATGATGCCGTTCTTGGTGTCAATGTCTGATATCCTCTAAGCCAATAGCTCGACAGAGCCGGTCCGTCATGGAGGGCCGCTAACGCTTCATGGGGTAGAGCCATCTTCGGTGGTGGCAAAAGCACAACCACCCCCGCCCAGCCGTGAGGCCGAGCGGGGGTGTTTCCCTTTTGGGTGGCGGGTCGGGTCAGGTGATGCCAGCGGCAGCCAGCCAGGCGGGGACCTGTGCGGCCATGTGTGCCATGCCTGCGTCGGACAGGTGGGTGCCGTCCCCGGTGACCTTCGCGGGCGCGTCACCGAAGTCGAGGATCTTGCCGGTCAGGGTGTGGGTGGTCACGAGCGCCTCCGGTCTCGGATCAGGGTCCAGATGTGGTCGACGGCGAAGATCAAGCCCTCGATGCTGAGGACGAGTGCCACGACAGCGGCAGCAAGTCCGGTGGCTTGGCGCTGCGGCCCGGTGAGGGGCAGGACGACGCGCGGCAGCTCAGGCATCGTCGGACAGGTCCACGTTGGACGCGGCAGTCAGACCGAACACCGCGCCCAGACCGGACCAGAGCGCGACTTCTTCCGCGCCAAAGTGGCCCTTCGCGGCCAAATAGGTCACGACCACCGAGCCGAGCGCGTAGACCAAGTAGAGGGCGAGTCGCCACTTCGGGGGGATGAGTTGCAGAGGGTTCACGACAGGATCACCGCTTTCTGGGATGGGTTGGCGAGCAGCAGGCGCTGCCCGCGCGGGGTGGACATGAGGCGGCGGGCGACGGTCTCGCAGGATGCGAGGGACTGGACCACCTCAAAGTGCATTTCGTCGGCGCGGCGCGTGTATTGGCCACCCCACCGCAGGCACCCCTTGTAGAGGGCGAGGCGGGCGACGATGCGGGCGGCTTTAGTGCGCCCGAACGTGCCGCGCTTGCCGAGTGCGTGCCGGGTGGCGTTGAGGTCGATGGCGCAGCCAGCGGCGTGATTGGACAGCCCGGTGGCTTGTCCTCGGATGGGTCGGGAGGCGTAGCCCCAGTCGTCGGCGACCTTGCCGCGCAATGGCTCGATGGTCTCGGCAAACCAGAGGGCGAAGTGGGCCAGCAGGAAGCCCGCTGAGCCTTCGCGGACACGCAGCCGGATGGAGCCGGTGCGGGCGGGGATGATCCAGGTGTGCAGCCGGGTCGACGTCGAGTCGAGTGCTGGCCAGCCGTTTTGCGACATGAGCATGGCGGGTGCCTCCGGTGATGTGGTGGTGGGTGTGGGGCCTGCCGCGATCACGGAGGCCAAAGCGAGCCGCGCCTCAGACATCGAGGGCACCGATTTGGGGACACGGATGACGCCCTCGAGGGCCTGGGACTTGGGTGCGCCCTTGACGGAGGTCAGGAAGCCGTCCCACCAGGGCGAGTCGGCGGGGATGTGCTCACGCCACAGCAGCATCGTCGGCAGTCCGGCGGCGTGGGCGGCACGGAGGCGACGCTGCGCCTTCGCTTCCCAGCGCGCGCGTGACGCGGGGGTGCGGCCGTACTGCTGGATGGTCATGACGATGACTGGGTGCTTGGCGACCTGCCCCCATGTGGCGGGGTCCTCTAGCCGCTCGTCGGGCTTGGCTTCGAGGCATGCGATAAACCCGGCAGGCAGGGTGTCGAGGATCTCGGTGACGGGCACGATCCGCGCCGAGGGGGTCCGGCTATTGCGGAGCTCACGGGCCTCAGCCAGCGTCATGCTGGTGATGGGCGTCTTCACCGGGCTCCCGTCAGCGTGCTGCCAACCGTGGCCCTTGACCCAGTGCAGCGGGACGATGACGCCGTCGCTGGTGGTGTGGACGTTGACGTCTTGGCCAGCCAGACCGGACGCGACTGAGCGGGCGACGCCGGCGGGGGAGTCCCCAGCTTCGGGGGGCTCGATGTGGCCGATGGTGAGCGGCATAGCGGGTCCTCCTGATGGAACGAAAAGACCCCCGTCACGAGGAGCGGGGGTGGGTTAGAAGCTTGGGCTCATCGGGTGGCTCGTCCGACCACGTCGGATCGAGTTCAAGCAGCCGGCGATGTGCGCGACGCATCCACGGGACCGCCGCCTGAATCCACGTCTTCATCCGGCCCGACTCGTCTTCAAGGGTCTTCACCCGAGCCGCAAGGTCCACGATGACGCCGGTCAGCTCGGTCTGCTTGGCCCCAACGTCCTGCTGGGTCTCCTCGACCTTCGACATGCGCGACCGCAGCACCAGCACGAGAGGGCCGGAGATGAGCGCGACCGCGATAGCAGCGATAGCGGTCCATGCGGCGTCCACAATCAGCGGCGCGGTCACGATGGCACCCGCCTCAACGCGGGGAGGTGGACATCCCAGACCATCGAGCTGAGGGCGGTGTAGACGGCGAGGATGTAGGGCCGGGGAATCTCGGCGGAAGTGGCCCCCCACGGCCACGAAAACACTGGGGGAGCAAGCAGCAGGGTGGCGATCAGGCCCGCAATCATCACGATGTCCCAGACACCGATGAGCACCAGACCGCACCGCACGCCCCGCCGCCGATAGCGCGGCAGTGATGCGACCAGCACCAGGCCACCGACCAGGGCCAGCGTGCCGAGCACACCACGAGTCCACACGCCCACGTAATGCTCCATCGGGGGCAGGCCGCCCGTGGTGAGCATCAGCGCCCCAATACCGACCTTCCCGGCCGCGTGAATCCACAGCAGCCGGATCCGGGTCCGCTTCTCCACCTCGGCAGCCACCGCCATCGTGGCCAACTCGGCAGCGATGCGGATGCCGCCTGTTGCCGGGTCCTCGGGGGAGCGGGGCATCAATTGGCCTCATAGACGAGGCCGAGGCTCAGCACGTCACCAGTCGCCCACGTCCACGGGACAGCGGTGCCGACGAGGGTCGCGGAGTCGGTGACGATCCGGACCGTCGACTGACCCACATTGAAAACCTGTCCGCCCTTGCGAGCCGTCGCGGAGGTGTCAAACAGGTGAGCGGACCCCATCGACACATCGGTTTGCGACGCCCACACCGACGCCACCGGCAGGGTGATCGTCCACGTGCCCGACCCGTAGGTGGTCGTGGAGCCCATCTGCATCACGATGGTGCAGATGATGGTTTTGCCGAGGCGGAGGTACCGGCCCGTTAGGACACCGTTGCCAATCGACGGGTTCGTGGTCCCGGTGACGGTCGGCACATAGATGTCCCACGTCGCCTGTACACCGGCCGCGAAGTCGCGGACCTCCGTGTTCATCTTGGCTGCCGACACAATCTCGCCAGGCGTCCACGTGGCCGGGGTGCTGTTGACGCTCACACGAGCCTCCAATAGTCCAAGGCCCCGTAGGCCGAGTCGAGTTTGAGCGGTGAGTCATTGGGGCTGGTGTTGAGCTGCATCTCCCAGGCGTCGAGGCCGATGGTCTCGGTCCAGCCCTCCACGAAAAGCGACACTGTGTTGCCGGGTGCCTGCATGGGCAGCCCCGTCATCCCGATCAGCGACCCGAGCTCTAGCGCCTGCATCTGAGCGGCCATCGTTGGTGATGCCGCCAGCAGATCGACCCCCACCGTCGAGATGCGAGGCCGGGGAGTGGAGTTGGTGTTCACCATCCAAGCGGCAGCGGCAAACGCCTCTAGCGCGCCACTATCCGCGACGACCGGGATGCTCCCCGATGTCGGGGGCGCCTGCTGTCCGCTGATGAGCAGCTCGACCTCGGTCGGATACTCGCCATAGGCGGTGATGCTGGATGGATCGGAGAAGGTGACCGTGGAGCCGAAGGGCCGCGAGACCGTCACGCGGTTGATGAGTGACTGCGTGTCGGTGGTGAAAGTCAGAGACTCGTCAAAGTCTTCCGACCCAACGAACGCCGTCCAACCTGCGCCGTAACGGTGGGAACGGGCATGGAAGGTGACCTGCCCACTGGCGTCAACAAACACCAGGCCCCGCTCGGTGGCAGCTACCGCGTTCATTGCGGCGACAGGAGATAGGTCAGTGGTGTCCTGATGCGCGGTCGCAGTGACCGCCCCGGTCTCAAGAGACCGAGCTGTGATGCCGAGCCAATCGAGATATCGCCCGATGCGCTGGTCGGTGCGGTCGGTGGTGAATCCGGTCGTTGCAGCCTTGCCGATGTCGTCGGTGGCGGTCGTCGGTGCCGAGATCGGAAAGTAGGCCAGGTCACTAATTGAGGCCGACGCTTGGTTAGCTCCGGTCGAAAGCGAGCCGCCAACCTCCACCACCGTCACCCCAGGCCACGGCGTTCCGCCCGTGGAGACGGCGCCACCAAGGTGAGCACCCACGCCGCCGTCAATGCGCCACACCGTCGTAAAGGTCTCGGGCGACCCTGGTACCGCGACCCCAAACACCGACACGTGGTGAGGGAGTCCGTCGCACACCTGGATGGTGGACGAGTTGGTGACGCCCGCCTTGAACGCGCTCGACACCCGGAGGTAGCCCGAGCCGTCACAGCCGATGTCCAGCAGCGGGGCCCCGTCTTGCGGCTCGGTGTCAGGGCGACGCAGCCGCACAAACGTTTGTGCAGCCACCGTCGAGGACGCCACCACAAACGTGACCAGAAAGCCCCAGTTGTAGGTGCCTGGTGGTGCGACCGGAAGCGCACTCGTTAGCGTGGTGGTCAAATATGGGCCAGCAGTCGCGGAGGCCCGCTCAAACGTCGCGCACCCCAGCGACTGCGTGGGCGCACCATCACCCGACCCCATCGAGAAGGTGCCACCCGTGCCCCGCTGCGCCACCATGAGCGGGGGCCCGCCTTTGCCTGACAGATCGCCTGCACTCGTCGCACCTTCTGCCTCGTGCATCGGCCAATACACCGAGGGAGCTGCGGCCATGATCGTGGCTGTGAGGGTCGCGGGCAGCTTGCGGCGATTCAGCGCCGCCATTGCATCTACGGCAGTCACCGACACCACACACGCAGCCTCAGCACCCTTCGGCCACGTCACCTGAGTGGACTCCACGACCCCAGTGAACCGATTGGTCGTGACGCCGTTGACGGTGACCCGCAGCCTGATCGGCGTACCGACCGCGACACTCGCCGGGGGTGTGGTGGTCGAGATGTCCAGAGACAGGCTCATCGTGGACGGCTGCACGTCCGAAAACTCATCCGACCTGCCACGGGTCACCGACACGGGCAGTTTGATGGACAGCAGTGACGTGATGTCGGTGGTGTAGCCGACGCCGACAAGCAGCTGCACGACGGGAGTGGCGCTCACCTGTGCCCACGCACCCGGTTGAAGTTGTTCGAGACCGCGACGATGTCTTGACCCCTGATCCGCCAGTCAATCCGGTCCAGGGCGTCCACAAACGCAGCCACCAGAGCCTCATGCGACGCCGACGACGACCCCACCGAACCGCTGCCAGGGCGACCACCGAAGCCGCCAACAGGAGCCAGCGACAAATCCCCGCCAACACCGGACACCATCCCCGACACGCTCGCGAGTTGCTTCCCGAGCGCGCGCTTGCGCGACTCGATGCCACGCATCAGGCCATCCATGATCAGGATGCCTGCCGGGGTCAGCATTCGAGCATCCTCGGCGGGTGGGCCCTTGTGGTCCTGAACGAACTTGCCGATGCCGCGCAGGAACGAGCCGAGCTTGCCGAGCGAAGATTTGATGCCGCTGATCAAGCCCTCGATGATCTTCCTGCCCGCATCCACCAGCCACTTCCCGGCACCGGAGACTGCGCTCTTGACCTTGCCAGGGAGCTGCTTGATGAAGTCCAACGCGTGGCCAATCTTCGTCTTGATGGACGACGCGAACTTGATCGCGTACCCGATGCCGCGAATCAGTGCCGACCCGAACTTGGCGATGGCGCCCACGACACGGATCAGGCCCGTCACCAGCCAGGCGACAGCCGGAATAACCTTCGACAGAATCCAGCCCGCCAACCGACCCAGCGGCGGCAGCAGTTTCGACAGAATCCACGCGGCGACCTTGAAGACGGCCTTGCCGAGCGAGATCAGGAAGGAGCCGACTGCCGAGATAGCGGGCTGCACGGCCCGGAACTTCGCGGCAGCAGCAGACAGTGCGGGTTGGATCTTGGTCCGCCACACATCGCCAAACGCCGCAATCACCGGCTTGGCGCGCTGCCCAATATAGGACGCCACCTCTTGAATGGCGGGCACAACCTTGCCCTTGATCCAGCCAGCGAACGCAGCCAACGGGCCGGTCACTTTGCTGACTCCGCCATTGAGCTGAGCGAACGCGGGGAGGACGTTGGTTTTGATCCATCCGCCGAGCTGCGCCAGGGCGGGGAGGACGTTGGTTTTGATCCATCCGCCGAGCTGCGCCAGGGCGGGGAGGACGTTGGTTTTGATCCATCCGCCGAGCTGCGCCAGGGCGGGGAGGACGTTGGTCTTGATCCAGCCGCCAGCCTTCGACAACGCAGGCCCCACTCGGTTGAGCAGGAACCCAGCAAACTCGGTAATCGGTGGCAGCAGCTTCGCGCCAATCGACTCGCCCAGTTCGGACCCGATCAGCTTCAACCGAGCGAACCGACCCGCCGTCGTGTCGGCGTGCTTGGACGCCGCACCCTTGAAGGTGTCGCCCAACTGGCCGACGACCTTCTTGAAGCTCATCGTCTTGCCTTCGGCGTCCTTGGTCTTGACACCAAGCCGCGACAAGGCACCCACGTTGCCGTTCTGGGCCTTCGCCAGCGCCGTCGATACCGCGCCGAGGTCCTTGCCCGTGCCCGCACTGATGTCCATCGCCAGACCGGCGAGCTTCTGCGCCTTCCCCACATCACCGGTCGCCCGGACCAGGTTGCTCAATGCGGGCCGCAAGTCGTCGTCAGCCACGCCCTTGGCGCGGCCCTGAGCACTAATCCACTGTTCAGTCGCGGCAATCTGCGACTTCGTCGCACCGGCAGAGTTGCGGAATTGAGTCGCCATCCGCTTGGCCGACGCCTCGTCTTCAATCGCGGCCTGGACGAACTTCACCGCAGCGCCAGCAGCGACCACCAGGCCAGCCGCCAGCCCCATCGCGGCGAGCTTCCCAGCCTTGCCGAGCAACTGCATCTTGCCGCGCTGCTGGTCCGCCGCCTTCCCGACCTTGTTGAACTTGTCGGAGGCTTGGTCTTTGGCGAGGATGTCAAACTTGACCTTGGCGTCAGCCACCGTGACCACCGCCTCGCCGTTGTCTAGTTGTCGCGCGCAGCCTTCGCTGCATCACGCTGGTATTGGTCAATCCACGCCAACAGGGCGTTCTCTTGAGCGACCGTCAGCAGGTCGCACTCCCAAGGACGAATGTTCAGCAGGTGAGCTAGGAGCCCGAGATAGCGTTCTCGTCGCTCAGCTCGAGGGCTTCGTCCGACGCTTTTGGGGCCTCATCAAGCGTCCCCCGCAGCAGGTCCAAAGCAGCCTGCTCACGCTCGGACAACTCGGGTTCAGCCTCCATCGCAGCGATAGCCTCGCGGGTCTCGTCCTCGTCCAGCTCGAAGTCCACCTCGGCGTACGAAAAGACGACCTCGTCCCACTTGAGTGTGGGCCTCGACCGCTTCAACAGCACGAACAACAGACCATGATGGGCGAGCATCGACCCGCGACCGAGCTGGGCCTGCCACTCCTCGAACGTCCAGCCGGTATGCCGCTCAATCGCCTCAGCCTCAGGCGACAACAACCGCGAGGCGTCGTACTCCCAGCTTTGCGGCTCGGCACCCTCTGGCGTATAGACGTAGCGCATTTTCAGACCCCCTGGGCGACCTTCTCGGCCACCCTCTCCATTGCGTCGATGATGTTCTTCTGTAGCAGGTCCAAGTCCTCGATGATGGCCTTGTCGAACCACCCCGGCTCCACCGCCTGCGTGTACCAGTGGGACCGGTTGCCATACAGCGGGTGCTTCAAAATGCCCTCGTTGAGTCGCGACAGCATCGACTTGCCACGCTTCCCGATCAGGCTCACCCCAGCCGACTTGCCAGTCAGGCGCGTGCGGGCACTGATGGTCGCTGTCGCCACTCGGTCAGCGAGCCCGCCACTAGACGGGAGCCGCTCCCGAATCCGGTCACGGATGTCAGAGATGATCGGCTTGACTGAGGCACGGATGCCGGCCAGCAGCTCCTTGCGGAGGTCGTTGCGGCCCGCCTCCTTGAGCTGCTTCGCCAGCCTCTCGAGGTCCTCCGCACCCCGGATGCTGATTTCGGTCACAGCGTGGTGTCAGTCGAGATGTAGTCAATCGACACCAGCGGATTCGTGCCGTCGAGTTGCGCGACGAACGGGTAACCGCCGCTCGTGACATCGGGGCCATCGACGGTCGGGGTGTCGCCGTCGAAGAACACCATTGGAACCTTGATCCGGAAAGTCTGGTAGTACGTCGACGCGATCAACGGTCCGACGAACTCAATCACGAGCGACGTGGCCGAATCTGCGGCGAACCGGTCGGCGAAGTCGGCCTTGTTGACCAAGTCCACCTCGATGCTGCCCGACACCTTCAGGAAGTCGTTCATGATCGGCTCAGCCTTGAGGCCAGCCGCGCCAGCGTAGAAGCGCTCTGAGGCCATGCCTCGGTCGAATTTGACCGAGAAGCCCTTGACCCCGGACACCGCAGCCTCAGCGCCGAACGTGCCGAGCTTGACCGACATCTGTGCCCAGTGGAACGGGGCGACCCCGGTCGCCAGTGATGCCGCTACCAGAGCCTCAACCTCTGATGCCTGCCGCCCATCGACGTCGAGCGACATGGTGAGCAGCTCGTCCACCTTGCACGAGAACTCAGCGCCGGAGAGCTTGCAGCCCTTGAAGGTGAATGGGCGCACGGTCCCAGTCAAGTCGGGTACGCCATGCTGGATGGTCAGCGACTTGCCGATGTTGTCGCCCACTGTGTGAGCCTGGAGGTAGGCAGCCGTCGCGCCCTGCTGGACCGGAGTAGCTGAGGACCCCAGCAGGTGGGCCAGCAGCAGCCCCATGCCCTTGTTGGCGACCTCAAGCTCAAAGCCACCCTCGACGGACTCAGAGGTGACCACGCGGCGCGACCCCAGCTGAGCAATCCGCCCAGCCGCGAGCCCGCCGCCCTGGACAACGTTCTTCTTCTTCTTCAGGTCAGCCTTGTTGTATTCCACAAACCGAGTCGGAGCCACATAGGTCCCATACGTGGATTCGGCAGCAACGCCAATCTGGGCGGCAAGCCCCGAAGCAATAGCCATCTGTCAGCCCTCCTGGGACTCGTCGTTGTCAGTGGTGGGGGTGCCGTCTGGCGCGTCGTCCGGCTCAGTCACCGGGTTCGCAGCAGCAAGAGCAGCCTGATAGTCGGCCTCGGCCTTTAGCTCGGCAGCCTTCGCTTCCTTGTCGACCGCCTCCCAAATGGCCGACTGAGTGAAGGCATAAACGTGATCGGGGTCCACCTCGATCACCTGGCCATCCATCACCAGGCGCGACAGCGAGGGGACGAAACGGTCCTCGCCGGAAACGTTGCGGATCTTTGCCACCAGGGCCTCCTAGATGCGTGCCCGGAAACCGAGCTGGAAACTGATTTGGGCCTCAGCGCCGAAGTCGGACTGAGATTGGTCGTAATGGGTGATCCGGACCCCGGACCACAGCAGCCCCGGCACGCCACCGAGGGTCAGGTCAGACAAGACAGCCGCACCAATCGCGGCCACCGCAGCGAAAACGCGGTCACGCGCTGCCTTCTGGTCACTATCGCCGTCCACGGCGTAGGCGATGCAGTCCAGAGAGCCGGACTCGTCGCGGGAGAGATTCCCCAGCGTCGCCCAATCCTGCTCCACCGTCGCCGCCGTCGACAGGTTCGAGGAGGTGGGGTCAGGGATGCCGACCACCACGAAATCGGAGGGATCTTCACCGAGCCCGACACCGTCGAATACGACGAACCCCAGCGGCTCCACCGCAGCCTCAGACAAGCCCACTAAGGCGTCAGTGACCGCAGGAATGACCGAAGGAATCACGCGAACCCCAGCGACCGATGTGGGGCCAGCAAGGACTCCACCGCAGCAGGCAACAGATAGCCACCCAACGCAGCAGATGACTCCACGGCACGGTTGCCGCCCTTGCGGATAGTCGAGGCCCACATGTGTCGCGCCAGCTCCAGCACCGCCAACTCCAGGTCGGCAGGCAGCGCGTCGAACCCCGCGGTATAGGTGAGCACATCGCCAGCAGAAAACGACCCCGCGGCGATGCCAGTTGCCGCATCCACCGTCACTCCGGCAGGCGACGTGACCGCAGTGACATTCACGTGAGGCAAAACCACACGCCCGCCAGACGGCGCGGTGTAGGTGTGCGCACCCTCTTTGAGGGGCGAGTCAATGATGTTGGCTATCGAAGCCTCAGCCGCATCGAGGATGCGCTGCGCTGCGGCGTCCTGCTCAGAGCCCGACAAGCCCACATGCGCCTTGAAGGTCTCAAGATCCAGCACGGACACCGGCTACGCCTTGGCTTTCGGGGCGCGCTTGGTGGCCTTCGGAGCAGGCCGAGTGACAGGTGCGCCCTCGTCCTCGCCAGGCACCTGAGCCAGCCCAGCGTTGAGCAAGTCCACAGCTTCGGTGTCAGGCAGGTCGATGACCTCCCCAATCTCGGGCCAATCCTGGCCGTCCCGAGTGCCGGAGATGCGCGACTTCATCTGGACCTTCACAGAAACCTCCACGGAGAGAGTTGAAAACAAGGGGCCTTGCGAGCAGCGGGGATATGGGCAGTCACCCGCTGCCCGCAAGGTTCTTAGCGCTAGGAAGCAGCGCCCGCGAACACCTTGATTGCACCGGTCTGGTCGACGGTCAGACCGTCACCACGCAGCAGGGCGCGGAAGGTCACCAGATCGGTGTTGAAGGCGTAGTCATCGGACCGCTCGAAGCGAATGCCATTGACCTGGCGCACGAAATACGCCGAGAAGTCGCCGAACGCCACCGATTTCGCCGAGGTCGCCACAGCGGCCACGTTCGGGTCGGTGTGGACCGGCTTCCCCAACAGCGTGTCGGGCGCACCGGCCTGGATCGACGGCTGCCACAGGTACTGGTTGGTGGTGTCCTTGAGTTTGCGGACATTCGCCAGCGTGGCGTCCTTCATCAGCCACCCACATGACGCGCTGTTGCGGTACGGGGCAATGACCGAGAAATACAAGTCGATCAGGTTGTCGGCAGTGAACCCACCAGCGACACCGGTCCCACCAGTCACGCCGGTAGTGGCCGACGTGATCACACCGGTCGGTTGTGCCGAGCCGGTGCCGGTCACCAAGTGGGCACCAAAGGCGTTGCCCAGAGCGCGACCAGCCTGCATAGCGAGGTAGCCCTCCAGGTCAACGCCAGTGTCAGACAGCAGCTCGTTGCTGACCTGAAGCAAGACCCCGTACTTGTAAGCACCCAACGTCCGCTTCGCGAAAGCGGGGTCAGAGGCACCAATGGCCGCGTTCTCAGCCACGATGGCAGCCGAAGAGTGCGCGGTCGTGGTGGGAACCTCAATGGACTCACCCGAGTCGGTGTTCAGCACCGTCGGGCCAGCCATCAGGACGCCAGAGACCTCGATCATGTGTGCGATCAGCTGGTCATAGAACGAAGTCGGGACGGTGTTGCCACCAGCGGTGGCAGTGCCCTTGGTCAGTGCACGGTAATCGACCTTGCCATCAGGCTTGAGGTCAAAGGCGCGCGCCTCACCGCGCAGGAAAGACCGCAGCGCGGTGTTCTCCTGCTCACGGGGCTCTACTGGCCGTTGGTCCATGATCCGCTGCAAAGCCTCAGCGGCCTCAGCGTTGCGCTGCTCACTCTCCTCGATGGAGCGGATGGTCTCCGCACCAGCGTCGAGGTCAGCGTTCATCTGGTCGTACTGCGACCGCTCTTCGGCGGTCAGGTCGCGGTTCTCCGCAGCAGCATTGTCGAGCAGGGACTTGGCCTGCTCCCAGGTGTTCTGGCGCTGCTCGCGAAGGCGCTTGAGAAAGGCGTGATCTGCCATGACGAGCCCCTTTCAGAGGTTCAGAAGGTGAGTTTGATGAGCGACGGTGGGTTGCACCCTGCCGTCAGAGCTGCTTCTTCAAATCCAGTGCGCGCAGCAGCACACTGACCTGGCCTGAGGGGTGGGTTTCGCCCTGCCCCGCCTGGCCGGAGTTCTTGGAGCCGCCAAGGTCAAACACCTCGACAGCAGGCTTGATGAGCTCAGTCAGTCGATTCTCCCGCGCCAACTGCTCGACCTCGGCCACGTCAAGCGACCTCGCCTCAGCCAGCGACCGCAGACCTGTCGAGGTGTCGTAATAGGCAGGATCGTCAACTGGAGCCACGTCAACAAGCGACATTCCGAGCACAGTGCGCAGCGGGAAGCCGTCAGGAGTGAGGGACCAGTCGGACTCGTGCATGTAAGCGGCAAAAGAGGACCGTGACACGTCCCCGCGCGCCACCAACGCGCGGACGCGCTGAGAAGCAGGGTCGTCCAGCAGGTCAACCTCGTAGTCGAGGCCGGTGCCGTCGATGGCGAGCCGTAGCGACTCCCCTGCGATGCTGCCGAGCAGAAGTTCGTGGTTGTAGCGGGCCATCACGCCGGGCCAGCCATCGCCCGCAGACTTGTTCAGCGACTCTGGTGCGATCTGCTCCACCCAGCCGCCCAGATTGCGGGACAGCTTGTTGAATTTCAACGCATAGCCACCGATCCGAGGCGTGTCGCCGTCGCCACTGCGGACCGCGACCGGCTCGCGCAACTGCCGCCGCTCAAGTTCCTTGCTCATCGTGCCTCCTTGGCTCGGGCAGCGCCCATTTGCCCCAGTGGGGTGTAGTCGGCTCCTTGGCCATCAGGTAGTGGCTGTTCGTCTTCGAGGGCGCGCAGCTCATCAATGCTCTTGAGGCCGATGTTCCGGTCAATCTGGAAGACCTCGTGCCGGGTCTTGGTGTCGACCCGCAGCATGGCGTCGACGTTGAACTTCACGTAGTGCGGACGCGGCAGCAAGCTGCTGAACCCCTCTTCGAGGCGCGTAATCCAAGGGCGAAGTGTGTTGGTCAAGAACTGGATCTGGTTCAGCTCCACCGTCGAATAGGTGAGCGAACTTCCCGCGTCTCCGCCGATCATCTGCGGTGGAATCCCGAACACCGTCGCCACCTGTGTTGCCGAGAGTCGAGCCGACTGCACGAACCCGGCATCATCAGCCGACAGGCCGAGCATTGTGACTTCCCAGTCCTTGCCGATCACGAACGGCTCACCAGACTGGACCGTGGAACTCACGCGCTCCTTAATCACCGCAGCGTCAGCACTCGGCAACGCCTTCTCGATGTTGCGGAACACCATCGAAGGTCGCGCGCGGTTCGAGAGCCACGTCGACATGAACCTCTCGGCATCGGCCCCCGCAGTGATGGCCTGACGACACATCGTCAACGGCGAGACCCCAAGAACACTTCCCGGAGCACTGAGGCCAGGGATGTGCAGGAGGTCGCCTTCCACCTTGCGACCGTTGTAATACCAGACACCCTCGACATTCCGGACCTTGTCCGGATGCAACCACGTGGCCGTCGAACGCATACCGCCCAGCGAGGCGTCGTATCCACTCAAGAGGCCATATGCGTTCCCTCGCATCAACAGCGACACCAACGGCTGCTGAACCCACGACAAGCGAGAGCCCGAAGGCGGTTCAAACACCTTCGACAACGGCATCGGTTGACGCTCACTGCCAACCTTCCGGTACTGCTGCAACGGCAGCGTGGCGACCGCTTCAGCGATCAGGCGCACCGCAGCAAAGACCGGCACGATCCCCAAAGCCGCGTCCCAGCCCGGTACCGCAGGCTCACTGACCTTGGACCATGCCATGTCGGTAATGGCGCGCTCCTCAGTGGCGCGACGGAAGAACAAGCTCACGATGCCGCCAGTCGCCACGAGACAACAAGGGCAGACACGCCAAGGACCAACAGGACCAACGGAGGCCACACGAACCACGCAAAGCCGCCCAAGGCAGCGACACCAACAAGGTCAAGCACAGTCGTCACATCGCCCCCTCAGTAGATCGAATCCAGAACGTCATAATCGGGGGACCGCTGATTGCCCCACTGATAGGCCGCGTTCGCCACGGCAACCACAGGTGAAATGTCGATAGTTGGGTCTCGGCGGTCCCAGTACTCGGCCTCACCAGAGCGCCGAGTCCGAGCGTTCGCCACAGCCGCGTTCAAGTCCGGCTGCCCACGATGCACAATCAAGCCGTCTTTCACGGCCTCCTGAAACCAGCCGCAAGACCGGCCCACATCGCCGGTTGTCAAGGTCGAGAACTCCACGCCCGCTGCAACCAGCTCCGGAATCAGCGCACCAGCCTGCGTGCCCGGATGTAATGCGACATCGACAATGTCTTGCTTCGCCAGCAACCGCTGCACGCGCGGCACAACCCACGTCAAACCAGGCTCTCGGCGCACCATCACCAACGTGCGACCGTCACCAGCATCCGACGCCACGCCAATCGACGCAGACCGCCGATCAGGTGACACATCCAACACCAACAACGCACGAGCATCCGGCTCAACCCCACGGTCAACCAGCCGACCCCACGCCAACACGTCAACCCCGTTGCCGACCTGCACGTCGTCGTCCCAGATGCCCAGGACTTCGCGCATGTAGTCCTCGACACTCAGCAGCTTCCGCAGCCGACGAATCGCCTTCGGCTTGGTCCGCTTCGGATACGACGGGTTCGCCTCAGCAACCGCCTTTGGGTCATCAGGATCGGCGTTCGCAGGCGCCGAGAACTCCACATAGAGCACGTCATCCGACTCGCCCTTGAGTGCCTCAGCCCGCAACCGCGAGAACACCTCGCCGGGGTCCTGCGGTCTCGGTGGCGTGCCCATCAAAATGATCAGCGGGTTGTCGGCCTGGTTCTGTGTCGGAGCCATATCCGAGAGCGCACCATCAGTGAGGATCTGAGCCTCGTCCAAGATGATGATGTCGACCTTGGTGAACCCGCGAACCGCGCCACGCTCGCGGGCAGCGAACACAATTCGTGAGCCGTTGCGGAACGTGATCGATTCGTTGCCTGCACCAGAGGCAATGCCGCCACCAATAGGGGCCTGGTCAATGTGCGGAGCCAACTTCGGCGACCGAGCCAACGAGCGCAGCGACTCGAAAGTCTCCCGAGCCACCTTGAAACGGTGCGCCGTCCAAATCACCGTCAACCCCGGCGACTGGACGCACAACGCGAACGCCAGTGCGCCGATATCCCAGGTCTTGCCGACCTGTCGAGGAATCGACATCACGACTGTGTCAGCCGCGTACTGTCCGCGCTTGCCTTTTCCCAGGATGCAGCGATTCAGAGTCCGCTGCCACGGGTCAAACTCCAGACCGAGCTGACGGCACGTCGCTTCGACCGAGGGGAACCCGGTTGTGCGGATGCCCTTCGGCAGCACCAGATGGCGCGCCTCAGGAAGTAGCGAACTTCTCGTCAGGGACTTCGGCTGCTTGGCCAACATCATCCTTCGAGGTCGCCGCATCTAGAGCGCGAATCTCCTTCGCAATCTCCAACAACCGACGCGACAGAGCGGCAAGGTCACGAGCAGGCGTCTTATCGCTGTCGATGTCACGAGCGATCCGGGCACGCAACGCAACTAGCAGGTCACGCTGGTCACCCGATGCGGCAGCAGTGACCACGCCAGACACTTCGGGCTGAGGAGACAACACGAACCCCCTCAGCGGAAAATCAAGTGAATGTAAAAAAGTGTCGCG